TCCTTCTCAGCCTTAAACATCATCTCTCCTTCACGATACGCAGACAGCCAAATAGGCCTAGTAATTGCCTTGTCCATCTGCGTCATCATCCAGAACGCACCATCTTTAAACCTTGTGAACGCGTTGTCACCACGAAGATTCGCCCTTATGTAGGCAATATCTCGGTTAAGTGTTAGTCCTCTATCGCGCATATACTCAGATTTATCTAAAATCAGTTGATTCATCTTTGTTATGTTGGAGTAATACTCGACAGTACCAGATGCGATCTGATTTAAGCTCATATCAGCAACTGCCGTAGTAATACCCATGGCGTTCATTGCAGCAGTGCGCACAGAATACCCAAGGGCGCTATAGGTTGATGCTAGCCTTGCATGTCTAAGAACTCTATTAACCCAGCCTAGACCCTCTAATCTTTGTGGCCCAGCAGCTATTTCTTTAAGGCGCTGCTTCATAGCCTTGACACCAGCAAGACCAAGACTTGCAGAAAGCTCTGAGCTTATTTTCTCATTCTTCAAAACACGATCAACGTCTTTAACGGCCTTCCAGTGGGTGATGTCGTGAACAACCCCGTCGATATGGTTAAACAAAACCCCTATGGAAAAATCGATCTTTTTACCGCCAAAGCCAACACGCTCAATCGTTGATCCATGCTTGGTTGATTTTGATGATGATCCACCATTCATCATCGCAGATGCCATAGTGTCAATGTCTTGCTCAAGCTGCTTTCCATCAGCCGCCGCATCGCCAGCGAGCGGATAATAACCGCCCCGCATCTCAATTCCTGATGGAGTAACAAACGCGCGCGGCTGCACCTTCATTGGAGCAACACCGGATCGCTTGATTTCTAATGCTGATATTTCTGGCCAATAAGTATCAATGTAGTCCCATATTCTCTGCACCAGCCCCCAGTCAGCTTCGCTCAATGATGATGTGATGTTACTGATGTCAGTGTCGGTAAGTGGTAATTTATCCATTGTCTTGAGTGCGTCAAGATTGCCGTCATTACCTAGGTTTAACGCAATCGAAATTCTCGCTCCATAAGACAATCGTATCTTCTGTCCAGCCTCGGTATTAAAGGTTTTAATGCCGCGCATATGGCTGAACGCATTATTAAATCCTTGGAATATTTCCCTTAAATCGCTGTGAGCAATTCGCTGGCGCTTAATCTTTTCATTTGCAGCATCCAGTAAGGGCTTAACGGTATTGCGCCAAACCCAGCCTTGCTCATTCATGCCATCAGCTTGACGCGCAAATGATTCAAATTTTCTCAATGATGCGGTAGCTTCATTAAATAGACTTTTAGCTTGCACCCATGGAATACCGCTATCGGCTTCAGTTTCATAGGTATCGATGCGGTTCTTGATGATTGACTCTTTGCCTTGGTCTATATTGGCGCGATAGATCTCCTTGTTTTCCTCTGCCAAACCGCGACCAGCATGAAGTATACTTTTCACAACATCATCAAGACCCTGAAGGTCTTCAAGCGTCATATCTGAATAAGGTATAAGCTTCCCAAGAATCTCAGCCTGCACAAATGTGGCAACCGTGTTCGGGTCTTTTTGTTGCGACTCAATCCACATGCGCGCACGCTCAATATTCGCCTTGCTCAAAGCCATGTCTTGCTCTGAGGTCTTCCTAAAGTCATAGGCGCGTAAAAGGATCTTGGCCTCGTTAACGTACTCCATATCAATATTGCTTGCCGAATACTTTCTTGCCTGTATAGCCTTTTGTGACGCCCTAATCTTCTCTGCCTTTTCTTTAGCTAAAGAAGCCTCACGCGACAAATAGAAATTAATAAGCTCTTGCGTCTTAGCCTTTTGAGCCGCAGCAAAATCACCCTTATTCTTGGCTATTGCCGCTTCTCGTGCAGCGCGTACTTCAGCGGCACGATATTGGTTTGGCCTAATCTTAGATACTGCCATCTTCGCGATTGTTTCTTGCGCGTAAGCCTTGATTGACTCGCGATCAATAGCCGTAGTTTTAGTCTTGCGGGATAACGCATTCAGCTCAGCAATAAGCTTTTTGGCATGCTCTGGATTACGCAAAGCCTGCTCAGCCTCTTCGCGTATAGTTCCATCATTCAAGATGTCGCCATGACGACTTATCATTTCTTGTTCTGTGAGCTGCTTAACTTTCTCAGACAGGCTTGGTTGTGTATTTATAAGATCAAGTAGCTCAGAGCCAGAGGCAAGCCCATGAATTGCAGCGATGTCATCTGGATTAGATCCATTCTTTGATGTAATCCCTATAAATTTACCCGGTATATCGCCAAAGAAATGCGTATGCACATCGTCATAATTTAATCTGTTTGCTCCAAATTCAGATAGCGCAGAAGACTTAATGCCAATCTCTGTTTGTAGATTTTCAGCCTGCGCATTAATATCCATATCAACAAACTGATCGGATGCTAAAGCAGACTGAACTAAATCAAGAGCACCATTGGCATCAAGATTGTAGCCTTCTTGACTCAAGAGCTCAGCCACGCCATCAAAGCTTAGGCCTCCAGACTTAGGAAATAGAGGTATTCCGCGAGATACAAATCGTGCTTTTATTAGCTCCGAATCAATGCCATTGTCGATAGCATCTTGTCGATTAATCCCGCCAGCACGTGCGATAGCCTGCTTAATAGTTGGCTTGTTTCGCGTGAGCTTTCTAAGGCTATCCTCCATTGCTTCAATTTCAGCAGATAGAGCCTTAGCCTCCTTAGTCGTACCACCCGCACGCATTGATGAAAGCGCAGAATATAATGGCTCTGCCTTGACACTATCTCGAACCCTTTCTGCCACCACGACAGACTCATCCTTCCACCATTTTGTGTATTGGCGATTAAGCTGCTTTATCATCTTGGCGAGCAATACTTCTTTCGCGCTATCAGGTGATGCTTCAGCGCTGTAAGCCTTGAACTCTGGATCGGTCATTCCTGCTTCTTTGGCGTCTTTGAATAGCGGATCAAAGCCAGATTTCAATCGACTAATTTGATCGTCAGTAGCCAGCATTCGATCCATCACTGCGCGCACGTCGTCAGTCAGATCAACATTAAGACGAGTTAAATCACGATACACTTGGCGCATCCACGCAGCGAATCTTCTAAATACTGATTTAAGCTCTACAGATGGCGCCTTACCTTCACCTAAATACTTTTCAAAACCACGAGCAAACTTCTCATGTGCTGCCCGAGATACGTCATTAGTTTCGTAGTCTTTAAGTTGATCAAAAGATTCAAGACCTAACCAGTCAAGAATAACCTGACCATCAGCCTTCATTTGAGGCGTTGCATTAGGGTGCGAGAATAGGCGGCCTTCCATCTCAAGGAATAGATGGCCTGACTCATGAAGGAAGGTTGATAGGTCTGAAGCTTGGCCTAACTTTATAACGCCAGATGATGGGTCGAATGATCCGCGTGCATCACCAGTATTTTGCTCTAATATGCTTGGATTGCTTGGGTCAAATGTTCCTTTGTTGCCTATTGCTGATTTTATTTGGGTTGGTTCAAAAGCAACATATGTTGTTGAAGTTTTACTTTCAGTGGTTCCGACACCTTTGTCTTTCACATTTGTGACAATAAGGCCATCATATTTTCCAGACTGTTTAGCTATAGTCGCGATTTCATTTATATCTAAATATTCACCTTTGTATAAAATTTCTCGCCAACTTTCACCTTTAGCGTTAATTTTTAAAGGTTTTGTAATTCTGATGTTTACAGGTACAACATTAGCATCAGGTTTTAAAGCAGAAGAAAAATCACCTTGCCAAGCCACTGTATAACTTGACGCTACGTCAGCACGGTCTGTGAAAAAGAAAGTACCTTCGGGCGCCCCAGTCTGAGCACTTGACCCCGACAATGCAGGGTCAAAAGTGTCAAAACTACCACTAGTGCCGTGATACACCGTGAGAGGTCGTCCGGTTTCTTTATCAACAACCTTGCTATCACCAAACCAGTTTTTAAATGCTTCGGTCTCGGTTTGATCGATGGGCGTTTTGGCTTTAGCGGAAGGCTGTCGAACCATGCTCTCCATGACAGAGAAATCTTTATTTTTACCTTTGTTTTCCACAAGCCCAAAGCGCTTATAGAATTTTACTAGTCTTGGCTTGCTTCCACCAAAATCAGCCGACGGAGTCAGAGCAATAGTTTTGCCATTTTCATCTGCCCACTCGACCAGATCCTGCATTGCGCGGGTTCCAACCCCAGATTGGCGCGATGACTCAGGCACAACGATCTTGCCAATCGTCACAGTATCGCCGCGCTCTTGTAGCTGGAAGTCTATGCCAGCGTCGGACCAACTAGACTTAATGTCTTCTAGCGACTGGCTTTTTCCATCCTGAAAGAAAACCGCAGTCTGACGACCACCAACAATCCCACCAGTGGCACCAGTAGATCGGCTCCAGTGAAGACCTATCTTGTCATCGCCGCGCCACGCACGAACACGGGCATGCACATCGGATATGAGGGGGAGTAATTGAGATAATGGCATTTGACTGCCATCTTTATTGACCAAGGAAGTCCAGCCGGATTGAACCTCACCATCTTTGCCGGTTGATTCTTTTGCCCATCCAGCTTCTTTGAATGCCGTGAATGTGTCACCAGTGGGACCATTTACGCTTAATTCGCCATCTTTGGTGACAGTGAAGGTTAGTGCTGGCTCATCGCTAATGCCGCTATCGTCTTGCTCTTTACCAAAAACCTGAATTTGAATTCGGCCATCAGGATAAATGCTATCAGGCTCAATTATGTCGGCTTGAGTTCGGTAGCCGGTGAATTGCCCCAGACTTGTTTTGCCCACTCGTCCCGCTTCTGGCGATCCTCCGAGCTCATTGAAGATTTGGTCGGACGACTTGCGTACTCTTTTAAGAAGTTTGGATTCGTCGGTGTAACGAGTTCCCGCAGGTGCATTGGATAAGAATTCAGTCGCATCATCTTGGCCTTGTTGTGGTTTACTATCAGCATAGTCAAGACCGCGAAGGATTTCATCCCATTCGCTTAGACTTCTTTGAGATAAAACTTTGTCTGTTTCATCTTGTTTTGTGGGGCCTTCAATTTTGAGCCCCATCATTCCATAGACTTCATCTACAGAAAGTCCAGACCTAATAGATTTGGTTGTGACGTAAGCGGGGATTATTGAAGCAGAAGTCTTTGCAACATCAGCATTCATGCGGCCAGTGTTGATGAGCTGCTTGGTTACTTCCTGATAGATTTCGTCGGCACGGGTTTTCGTCGCAATGTTTTTGTTCGCCGTATCTATTAGGTCGGATATTCTTTGTGGCTGGCCTTCAAGCTGCGCAGCTGTGGGCGATTCAGCCGAAAGCCGCATAGCACCCTTGATAGATTCAAAGTTTTTACTTGTAGCTAATGTGGCAACAAAATCTTTCATAGGGATAACAATATCCCCACCAACAGCCTCAGCTTCGTCTATTTGGCTGGCAATAAGATCATAAGCGGCATCCTTTTCCATGCCCTGAAACAATGGCTTAATCTCTTTTGCGTCAATATAGATAGCGTCAGGCGACCCATACTCTTCAGTTAGATCATTAATGTAATCAGCGAAAACTTCAGGTGCCCTGCCCCTTAGCTTTGACTCATTAGCCTTATCTGAGATTTCTTGAATCTTCTCAGACTCGCGCGCACGAGTTAGCCGGTCAATACCGCTAATGGCTGAAGTCTGGATGCCAGTTGCTACTATGGTTGATATGAGGGTGTTTACCGCAGCATCAGGCCGCTCATCAATAAATTCGCGCAGTGTTTTGTCTGGATTTATTACAGCCCAATCTAGTGCGTCCTGCCATACGGTGGCCACTTGCTCTGACGGGATTTCCATGGCCATCTGAGTGGCTACAGTTTTTAGGAATCCAGTGTTTCCATCAAGATCTTTTAACAGCCTGCCAAGTGGGATTTTCTCTGTTACCACCTCGGCAATCATTTGATTTGATGCGTAGCTCATTGATGCCATCTCATCAAGACCGGCATCTTTAGCAGTCAAATAAGAATCACCATAAGTAACTCCACCAAGGGCACCAAGAGCTAGCTTTGGGTTTCGCGCCGCAACCGATGCCGCGAGAGCCGGCAAGCTAATCATTGCAGATTTAACGCCGCCCAAAACAGGATCACTAAGAATTGATTTCTTTGGAAAATAATACTCAGCATCAGCGCGCTCTTTGCGCGCAATATCCAGCATGTACTTACCGGCAGCACCAAGAAAGTCACCTTTATCAATATCCTCCTGACTTACCCCAAGAGTTGTATCAATAGCGTAGGAAAGCTCAGCCAATGAATTGAATGTGCTACCTATAGCAGAATAGCCAGCCGAAGATATGGATTTTGCTGCTGATGGAACTAGCTTGCCGATATTGCCAGCCTCTTGCGCGGTAGTCTCCCACCATGAAAGGTTGTCGATATCGTCGTGCGCCATTGCGGCTTTTTGACGGTCACGCAGAAGCTGCGCAACACTCTTGCCTACATTGCTAACATCGGGAGCGGAAACCTTATCAAAGTTTCTCTTAACATAATCAACTGGAAGGTTTTTCTCTTTTGAGAGTTGGAATATTTTGGCGCTTTGGTCTGGGTTTTTGCTTAGCGACCCCGACATTGACAGGTCTAACTGCTCGCGGTCATAGTCGTCTACTGCTTTAATTAGATCTTCAATCGCCATTCAATAATCCCGCCCTATCCCATGCCTTATAAAGCTTATCAATTTGATCATCTGTTAGTATTACAGGTACATCGCCCTGTTGTGACTGAAGATGGTTTGTGTATTCGCTTAATTTTTTCTCAAAGATTGCGAGCTTATTATCTTGTCCGCGAGCCTTTCTCTCTTGTGGCGTTAGATTAAAGCCATACTTATCTGAAGTGGCTGGATTATACCACGCAGAATCGACAACCTTATCGGTTATTCCATTGATGATCTTATCCAATTCTTCGGCATTTGGCTTTCTGCCTTTTTCTTTCTGGAAGTCTATCACGTCAGAATCTAATTGATCCTGAGCAAGTTTATAGTCTTCGGTGTCTTTCTTTTTGACTCCAATCTTAAACATTGCCGTATCGAGGCGCTGAGAATTACTTAGGTATCCATCAAGCTCTTCTGGTTTTGCCAATCTATCAGACCATTTTCTAATATCCGACTCTGATAGCTTGCTGGCATTTTCCATGAAATACATGTATGCCTGATTTCTATCTTTGGCTGCTAATTGGTTAAGGGTGTTGTAAGTGTTAAGGTTTGATGATTTTGACTTTGATGAATCCATAGACAGAATGGCCTCTTGCTGGTCAGCAGTCATTGATTGCCAAATCGCAAAATTTTCATCCTTTACTTCAAGCGAGCTTTTATTATCATTTATAACGATTTTCTTTAGCGTGTCGTAAGCATTGTAAGCCGACTCAGCTGCGGCTCTTTTTTCTCTGGACAAGTCTACTTCAATTTGCTGCTTAACCTGCTCCCTTAGCTTAACATCACCAATCTTGTTGGCTTCATCTAGTCTTTGCTTGGCATCACCGCCCGCAGCAGATATCCCATTAGCCAGCGTAAGAGCCATAGATGTTTGAGCTTTACTCTCAGCAACCTTGATCATCTCAAGGCGCTTATCCATTGGGATAAGGTCAATGATTCCCTTGTTTTCTTTCAGCAGCTTTACTTGATTCTCTGGCGTTTCAATATCGATAGACGCTATAGCAAGATCAACCGCCGCCGATTTTCTCAACGACTGAGCCTTAGCAGAATCTATATAAGAGCTTGCTTCGGCAAAGTCGATAGCCTCCATCATTGACTCTCTCGCAAACTCCCTATCAGCAGGATTTGATGCCCTTAAGTAGTTTTCGCGCGCAAGAGTTATCGACTCATCAAGATCAGCAATACCTCTCTCAATTTCCTTACCAAACGCCTTACGACGAATATTCGCAGAGCCTTCATCTTTGTATAGAGATATTTCCTGCTTGAACATTTCCTGCATGCGTGGATTTCTTACAAGCTTTGCAGACTCATCCGCCGCTTTTGTAAGCATTTCATCGTAGCGTTGCTGGTAGGTTTCAAAATCCTGATCTTGATCAAACGCAGTATCAGCCTCTAGCTTTTTGCGCTGAAAATGGATTTTAGCTTTTTGAAGTGATGACTGATCAAGCCTCTCATTCATGTTGCTGGTGACTTGCTGAACTGTTCTTGCTAGGCGTTGCTGACCACTAGTATCAATTTGCGGACGAACAACTTGCGATCTATCTTGAAACTGACGCTCACCTAGCTGTTCTGGTACAGGAAGAATTGCCATAGTTTTTATCCGAAATAGTCTTCCATAGCGCCTAAAATCGTACCGCCTGCATCAGCATATCCGCTCTTCTTCTTGGATGAGCCATATCCACGCGAAGCTGCCGCCGCATACTTCTTGCTTGCTGATGCTGTAGAACCAGAATACAGAGCAGCTAGTGCGTTATATTCGCCCTGCTGATCTATATCAGAAATAACCTTATCTATGTCTGAACCAGAGTGGCCGGATTTTGCCGCTAGCGACGTGGCGCGAGACTTTAATTCTTCCGCTCTGCGCCGATCATCTTTTGCCTGCCTAATCGATGCGGCAGTGTCGGAAATTGCCTGCTTTTCAAGTTGATCGGCCTCGATCCCAGCAAGCTTTTCTTGCGCATCAGCGTCAGCTATCGTTGTTGCAACAGATAGTCCTGCGGCTATGTAAGGTAGTCCTGCGGCAAGTTGTGCCATTATTAACCCCTGTAAATATATATATCGTCTTTTAGCTGGGTAAATCCAAAATGACTACAAAATCCCTTTGCCGTATCTAATTCGTTGTCTATTAGCGCGTAATAATCCCCACCGTCAGCCATATACTTAAATTTAAACATCGCCCACGCTTTGATTAAAATTCTATTGCTGAACTTTTTAACAACATCGCAAACAATGAACTTCTCACCACTTACAACCGTAAGCCCGACCATCGCATATTCAGTAGAATCATCCACTACAGCAAACCCCTTAATAGTAAACGCAGGGGGAATGCCCGATATTTTAATGAATATTTCTCGCGTTAACGGGACTATTCTCATGATTTATCATTTGTCTGTACGCCTATTATCGCTGCCAATATTGTAGCAGGTTTAGGTGATGACGCCTTAATAACTAACCTAGAATCTGCATCCCAATGCCCGCCAAATGAAGCCGTTCCAGCATCATACTCTGAGTAAATATAATCATCATCAACAGAGTCAAATTCATGAACTCTTGGAAGATCGTACTGCTCACCTTCTGATGGTCCATAAGTAATTCCTGACGCATGTAGATCTCTCGCGACAACCCCAATTTGTACGACTTTTTTAGTCTGCCCTAGCGCTGTACCCATTCCAGATGCATACGCAAGCTTTGCTGATTTAAACACTGCGTTATAAGGTAATCCAACACAATAGGATGTGACGGTCTCGCTAGGTGTAATTTCACCACCAGACACAACATAAGACCCAAGATCTTTAGCATTCCCCCAGAGAACAACAGTTTCTCCCTCTAAGTGCTCAAGACCGTCAATCACGCTTTTTGATACACCGCTCTCATATATAAAAGAATCAGCCAGTTTGTTTGATGTGCCGCCGCGCCCCTCAGACTCAAGCGCCCACCGCTCTAAGTATCTAACGTCAACCCCATCAATTGTACGCTTTACTGCGTAATACACCTTGTCTTCCGTATTGCCGGGGAGCACAAAGGCATCTTCTATAACGCCGTCAGTTTCAACTATTATCCATGCGAGTGTATTTTCAGCCTCATCCTTAACTAGCACCGCAGCCTTCCCGTCGCTCCTTACGCAGTGAACCCTAGTATCGGGCTCTTGCTGTATTGCCATCCTAACGATTGACGGCTCTGTGACTTCTGGACATAGCTCACTTAGATTGGCTGGAGTGTAGTCATTTACCTCTAGTGAGTATTGCATTTGGTATACGGATGATCCAGACCTTTGAACAAATATGGCTCTTTGCCCATCCTTAACAATATCAACATTCGCACTGCCTTTAGTGGATGCATCCTTTGTATTAAAGTTTAAGTATGTTAAAGGCTCATCGAATGATGATGACCTTACTGATATTTCATTCCCAGATGTGCCTATAATTAATCTCTGCATGGCGACCAACCAATGAACAATATCTACCGCGCCTTCGCCTAGATTTCTTCCTATAGATGTAGAAACGCCAACTTGATCGGTGTCAAAACTAGAATATGCATCTGAAACTGACCCCCATATATTTCCGCGACCCGCATACCATACCCGCCCCTCATACAAAGACACGGCTGTCGGAAATCCTTGGTATGCATCCCATACGCCCTCTTGCCAGTCTCTTGTAGCATCAGTTCCCCCTAGCGGAGTTATTACTGTTGCGCTTGCTGATGTTGGGCTTGAAACACTTCTAACCTTAACAACTCCCGTAAGTGTCCCCCCCGAATATGATATTCCAAGCTCTACCGATCCAGAGGTAAACTCTCCGACCTTTACGCCAAGCCTATAAAAATATTCAACATTATCGAGCTCATCATTAAAAGCTTCGTTTTTATTTGATGTATAGCTTTCAACATCAACCCACGTAGCATCATCAACACTTCTTTGAAGCCTTACGGTTGCACTCCATGATCCAGCAATAGATATGCGGAACTCTCTAGAATCGCCTATCCCTGTAACTAGAATAGACCCAGTAAACATATCTTCCGCAGTGACCGATGTTTGAACAACCTGACCAGACGATGAAAGCTTGTAAAGCGTCCCAGAATGCTCGCTTGACGAGCCCTTAAATAACGCTTTAGATGCTGTTAATGTTATGTCGCCAGTTAATGCCGATGGGGTAATAGATATAGACGAAACATTTATTTGCTTGAATGGGCCATCTAGCGGCTCCTCAAGCACAATAGACCAAGAGTTATTATCTCGCCTCTCTATGCGTCTTTGCTGGTATCCATCGCACGCAATAAATATCACATCCGCAGACTGCGATTTTCGAATTAACCCAAGATCTGCCTCAACCCAAGGAGTAGAAATCTCCATCACTCCAGAGCTTTCTATCGCGACCGAGTCAACAATTACCGAATAATCCAGAGAGCTTGAAAACTCAATATAGAAATTCCCAGTAGGGGTAAACGCGAGCGAATGCGTGCCTGTTTTTAAGGTAGCAGAAACATAGGTATCATCACCGGCAGTCACCCCTACTTTAATCAGAACGGGGCCTCTACGCACCTCAACCCTCAAGGCGTGAACTACACCAGTCTCAACCACTGTAACTAACTGGTTTCGTTTTGCCGCGCTAGTTCCTGTACCAAGTAACGATAGATAGCCGCCAGTCGCCCAAGTCGATGCGGCGCTTCCTTCGTCGGTATCTGTCCAGCCTGTTAAATCAGTGAGGAAAGTCCCGTTAGTAATTGCCGCAGTTACAGCAGGTCTTGTGATTATCTCTTCATCCACCGACACGCGCATAAGCCCATCAGACAGCTCTATAATTGCAGTGTTGTCGATAGCAGCGAGGAATGGGATATGCATGGCCTTGCTGGGGAGCGTATAAATATACTGAAGCCCCGGACGCAGCATCATCGATCCGAGAACGCGAGGCATCCAGTTTGTTTGTGTTTCTGCCGAGAATTGAAGACGATCAAGATCAACCCTTGCTAGGGCTAGAGGGGATATAATGCCACGGTTGAATGCAAGTATTGCTGTGTTAACTCTTGGCATTTAAACATTTCTCGAATAGGTGCCTCTGTACGAGCTTGAAGATCCGCGCCGCGATCTTGTCCAGCTTCCCGGACGCATGTACTGCGTTGGCTTTTCTTGTGCATTAAGAGACTTTGCATCACTTAAATATCTTTGATGTTCTTGTTTCATCTCATCTTTAATAGATTGAGATTTTGTTAGCCTGATAGCCAACTCTTTAGCCATTTTAGTAGCTACGCAATTGCGAAATAGCTCAGTCCAAAGAGACATGTCACGCCCATAATTGTCAGCATCTGACACGTAACGAACATAGATTGTATCTAGGTCACACCACCAATAACCAGCCTCTACATGATAGCGGGTTAATGGGTCAGTGAAATACTCATCGGTACACAGAGCAACGGTGCGAACATAGCTTGCTGGCTTATCAAATGCACGGGTATAGCCGAAGCTAGGCTCTATTGCAGAATTGTAATTCCACTCCAGTGTTCTGGTTGCGAACTCCCAGTAAGTCTCCTCAAGCATTTGCTTAATAGGATCTTCATCCCAAATTGCATCAAGCGCCTTTCTCTCTGGCCTGTTATCAGTAGCAGTAGCTAGAGTCATTTCGCCTATCAGGCTAAGCGCTTGATTGTATAACTGCAATTTGGTTGGAGTTGTCATACAGCCCTACGAACCTCACTAGCAAACGATGCCAAAGCCATATTTGCAGCAGCTTGGTCTGGCAATTCTTTTACCATCCACTCGCCGTCCGACTTTCTCTGTACGCCAAACTTGTATCGGTTACTGATCCACTTGGCCTCATACTGGTCGTTAACATCAACCGTGGCCACAGTGTTAAATTCTTTATAAAACACAACTTCTACTTTTGCCCATAACTGGCCGCACGACATCACAACTAGCTCGCCGATAAACTTGCTTGACTCAGAAGTCACAGCAATGCGAGACATGGGACACAGAAGATACGCGTTATGCACCCACGCAGCAGGGTTCAACAATTCTTCAAAATCAACACCATCAGGAACAAACACATGGTGGCGAAATATATGCTTGGCCTCAGTCTCTAGGCCGTGATGCTCAACTACAAACGACTTCTTGTTAGGCTGAACAATTTTCAAAACTTTCTGTACTTCTAAATTTTCAGATTCCATAAGGGCCTCAGATGTGGGTTAACTTATGATTCGCCCCCCGAAGGGGGCAAGCCAAACATTAAGCAAGAATTGCAGGTGAAACAGTAGCAGCGCCACCAGCAGTTACAGCAGAAACAACATGGACAGTCGCACCCACAGTAGCTGTGGTTTTAATCACAGTAACGATGTCGTTTACCTTCATGCCTAAAGCATCGCCATTACTAAAGTAATCAGCAGCATCAACATCAGTATGCACGTCTGTTGATGCGTAAGCCCATGTAGAGATTCCATCGCCAATGCTTGATACAAGCAATTGCGGAGGGTTAGAAGTTGAATAAGCCATAAGTTACCCCTTATTCAGCAGCGTAAGCTGAACCATCGTGAGTGATTTTTACAACGCCAGAGTTTTGTAGCAACTTGGCACCCATATACATTGAGCAGCGAGCCCATGAATAATCTTGCTCTTCATCATACCCAGCATAAACCTGCATGCCAGCAATATCAGTAGCGTGACCGATAGCGCTTTTGTTGTAGACATACAGAGTTTCTGATGCAGTGCCTTTACCTGCAATGTTTGGGTGCACGATGAAGTTAATGCCCATCCACATAAACGCATTAGTTGCGTTAGTGTTAATAAGTGACTTACGGTCAACATAGTCAACATTGGTAAACTCAGGAACTTGCAACAAATACGCATAAGCTGCGTAGCTGATTACAGCACTAACTTCACCATCAGCGGCAGAGTTATTGCCAAGGATTGCGATTGCGCGAGCAAACATAGCCAAACTTGCAGTAGTTGCAGCGCCTTGCGTTTGTGTTGCAGCAGATAAGGCGGACAGGATTTGCTGATCTTTCTTGCGGTTTACAGTGCCCATCGATGTTTGCTGCATGATGCGACGTTGGTCGCCCTGTGATGCAAACACGTTAAAGCCTGTTTTCTCAACAAGATCATGCTCTTCGGTAAGAGTAGCCACAGGCTGAGAATTGTTATCGCCGCGAGCTTGGATGCGACCATTAACACCACGAGTAGTTGTGGTCGCACTGCCAGAATCAGCCACAAGAAAAGTAGCTTGATTGCCCTTAATGACAGCTTCGTGAGTTACTGATTGCTCTAGCAATGATTTGGTTTGCTCGAAGCCGGGAATGTATTCGCTTCTGTACTGAATTGTATAGGCTGTTTCGGCCATGATAAATCTCCAAAGTAATAAATTAAATGAGCTGAATGCTCTCTAATCCGTACTAGGGTTATCCATCATGGCCTAAGAATAGGTTGTCCAATAAAGGGTCTATTCATTTAGCAGAACTGGAGCCTATTTAACGGCCTTTCTGTTTTGCTCGGGTTAAAGCCAAGAATCTCTCTTGTGCCTTAGGATCTTTCCAATATTTGTTCGACTCAGCGGGATCTTTTGAATGCATCATACTCTGTAACTTCTCAAGCTCAGTGTCGATGCCTGCCTCGGTATTAACTCCAGCAGGAAGTAAAGATGCCGTTGGGTTTATAGCTTTCGCTACATTAACAAGCCATCTAATATTATCAGGGTTATTTGCAAACTTCAAACCGTCAGCGCCCACAGCATTAAATAAAGACTGTTGCACGCCTTCTGGAGCTTCAGTGAATAAGCTGTGAATTGCGTTCATGTTGCCCTGAAATTCACCGCCCCACTCTGACTTTAACTGAACAAGACCGTTAACACGAGCCTCATCATTTGCCTGTTTTACCCTTGCCTGCTCTTGAGCAATATCATCCATAAACCATTTGATGTTTGTTTTTACTACTTCAGGCGGGAGATTGCTTTCATGAGCAAACTTCAAATAGCCGTCAATTGAAGGCATTAAGTCTTCGCCAATTGCCGTGCCATCATCAAAATTTAAATCATACGATTTATAATCTTCAGGAACACCAATACTGTCTCGGTATGCCTTAATCTCTTCAGGCGTAGAGTCTGATGTAGGTTTTTTCGGTGCAGGTACAAAGCTTGATTTAATCTTTTCAAGCTCTCGATATGACTTGTAAACATCTGTAGGAGCCTTCATTCGCTCTAGGCGCTTAAGCTCTTTTTCATCGCCCCCAGCCATCTCTTGCCGCCAGTTATCAGGCCATATTTGCGGCACTACTGGCGCCTCAGCAGCTGGTGTGTTGGTGATGTTTACATCTTGCGGTGTATCACTAGGGCTGGCTTGCAGGTTATCTAGTATTTCATCTGTCATATCATTTTTCCTGTGATGTGATTGGTACCTTAATGGCGCTCACGATATGGTCGCCTACAAATTTACGCCCCAAGGCAAAGCATGTATCTCTTTCAGTTTGGAAATACTGATTGCCAGCCCTATTGCATAAAACCGTTAAAATATAATCCAGAGCCATAAGCTGCTCAGCTTCCGTAGCTTTGCCACTGTGCAATGATTTTAACGCCCTAATCTGTGACTTATGATTAGAAACATATGCATCATTAAGCTCAAAATAGGCCGGATCTATAGCTCTGGTATCAGCCATTAATAGCCTTCACTTGCTGAAGAACTTCAGCGCCTTGACCGACTGCCGACATCATTTGTGCAGCCATCTGTTGCTCTTGTTGCTCAGCTTCCATAGCGGCAACATCCTCTTCGCTATTAAGCCAGTCTTCTTTTGCGCCCGCCCCCTGAATCGCATCGCGACCAGCCTTATTAATATTGACTACATTAACAAAACTCGGAGTAATGCTAGCTGCTGCCTGAATAATCTCAACGGTAGCCATGAACTGGCTTGTTTTGCGTGAGTCTTCGCTGCTGCTGATAGGAGAAATAAACTTAAATTGATACTCTCGTGCGCGCTGCATTGATTCGGGGATGTCATACATTGACCCAAGCCAACCCATGCGCCACATAACATCGAATGTTTCTTGGCATACTCTTGCGCTGTATTCCTCCTCCATTGGTTCGAAGATAGGCATTACAGAACGAATATGCTCTTCGTTGCGGATAACAGCCTCGCGGGCAGTCATCTCATTGTATGAAGGCAAAGAGAACTTATCCAAATACAATGCCTTCGCCAATGCTTGCTGTGTCCTATCAGCCAGCTCAAGACCCAATGGAATGCCAGATCTATCAATGTTAAGAGGGCGTAGAACCTCGCCTAATCTTTCGTTGTAGTCAGAATCCACATAGGTTATGCCACCCGCAAAGATACTGATGTCAGACCGAATAGCCTCTTCTTGCGCGATCATTGGAGGATTAACTGCCTTCTCGCCAGCTTCCATGATTGTCCGTGTCATATCTTGGAACAATCTAGCGTCGGGCAATCCGGCGATCATGGCAGGAGAATATGCGTATTGTGAACCAGAAATAGTAGCCCATCGCGGGATCAAATAATATTCAGTGGCTAACGGCACACATTCAAGCTCGTGACTATTATCAACATCGATATAGATAGAAACATTCTTAAGCTTAGAACTTCCACCATATTTATGATTAGGAACGACAACATGCATTATGTTGATTTCCTTCGACTCATCTTTGCATGTCTTAATTGATGAGTGGCACTTCTCACCAAACATTTGCTTTAGCTGCTTAATAGATAATTTTCTTTTGCAATACTTGCTGTCAATTTTACCATATGCATCTTCGCTCCATGCCACGTCCCGCAAGTGCCAATTTCTATAAAGTAGTCCACTACGATTTTTGTTTGGCTCTACAGAAATAACTGCATTACCAAAGTTAACATAATCTCTGTCCGCTTCTTTTGTGGCGCGCTGAAACATTGCATCAGGGTTATACATTGCCCTACGCATTACTTCGGTTTTGTGCTGCATCCATGACCTTGATGCGTGATCTTCGTATCGCTCATCAAGAAGTGCCATAGAAAACCAAGGTGAGGATTTTGGCCTTAGCAGTGAGCCAACCATATCCGACAGTTCGCGGCTTGCAACAAGCGGATATGATGTATAAAGATGATCGGCAAAAACATCGCCTATGCTTCTACTGATAGTGAAGTCGGCGCGCTCTATGTAGAAGTTCTGGGCTATTTCTTGATTTCGAGTATCAAGCACCAGCTTTTGTTCAAATAGCTTTTTCGCCACCTGTAAATGATGCTTGATATCCTCATTCATCCGCCAAGACCCTCGGTTAAAATTGTGCTATCTCTTCCGGTTTTGGGTGCTTTCGCTCTTCGTCTCTTAGCTTCAAGTGCGGCAGAGTTCTCATCAGGAATAGGAATAATCACCTGCTCTTCAGGCTCTGGGATTTCAGGCACCAACCCAATATCCTCTAAGTCTCTACGTATCGACCCTTTTGGATCTTTTATATTCTCGATCACCCGTTTAGTTAGTCGCTCCCCCTCTTTAAATACTCCATGTTTTTTCACTCCGCGATTTAATTCCCTACCAACCTTATCAGCACCATCTCTTATTCCGTTCCAAGTTTTTTTTACATCAGACATAACTACCTCCGCGATTTTGTCATAACAACAACAGGCCTGCGCCCGAGCTTTTTGTTTGTCTTGTTAGTTTGCCACATTTGATAGCTGTTTTCTATCTTGTCACCATCAGACCACGCATTAACTACCGAGTCACCATGGTCTGGTGATCGCCCAATACGAGACACCAATTTATCCTTACTCTCAAGCTTCACCATCAACCCAGACCCAGAGCTTTTTTCTACTGAGAATAGAATGCAGGTTAAGTCAGCAAACAGGGTTGTGTCTGGCGGAAGCGCCACCCTTGAGCCACCCGGTTGAGCTGGATTTAACGCCTCACGGAATCGGTAATAAACCTCTGTGCGATAATTAAAGAATGAGTATAGACCGCAAAGGCTTTTCTTGTGAGAGCCCGCCGCACCCTTATGAGCAGTGACTGGGATGTTATTGTCAACAAGTGATTTATAGGTATCGCTTCCATACCCTCCGCCAACATCTAGTATTATTTTAGCGTTGTTTTTCCTTGCCGCCATGATTGGACCGAGCAAATCTGTACCTAATGGGGTATCGCGCCCCGGTATTTTCACTAGCGGCGCATACCATCCATCATATCGCGCAGCCAATACGCTACAGTCTCGCCCACCCTGAGCCACATCGACGCCTATCGCGCACATTGGAACACCTTCAGGCGGACTATCTTTCCATCGTTCCTGCGCAGCCTTTACCCACGCAGCAGGGATTAATTGCTTCGGCACATCATTCAGAACAACCTTAAACTTCCCATCTCGATAAGCCTCTCTAAGCTCCTTAGGTAATGAATCAAGCATTGTTTCATAATGCCCATCATCCATAAGATCGGGGTTGTCTTGCAGTTTTGCGGGAATAAATGTTCTTGATCTAGCCATTATTCCCTTATCTGACCAATCAAAAGTATGAGGCCCACAACCATCAACCTCAATATCTTCATCATTGGGGCCTACAACATACCATCTTAGCTCACCGGATTTAGCTGGATTTGGATGCTCTGGATCTAGCCATGCAGCCCAGCGCCTAACTACCCAAAGTCCCGCCGCAGTTGTTGGAGGATTGCCAGTTGCAACAATTCTGCATCTCTGCCCGTTAATAGCAGATCTATTCCATATGTTTACAAAATTGTACTGAGTCTCGCTGAAGTCGGTTATCTCATCCCAACAAATAAGATCATGGGGGTCGCCCTTAAAGCGCTGTTTATCATCCTCGTGATCGCATCCGCCATACTGAATCAGGCGATCATTACCGCGATAAATTAGATCTGAACCGTTCCACCCGTCTTTGCATCCTTTCAGAATCATTCCTAGAAGCTCAGCCTCTGCCAGCTTTTTGGCGTCTTCACGGAATTGACGAAGTATTAATGTTCTTGAGTGCTCATTTATAGCTAGGCCATTAATCAGTGAGGATTTACCACCGCCTGCACTGCCGCCATAAAACAGCTCATCAGCCAGAGAAAAGTATGCTTCTGTCTGTGGCCCCGGATTTGGAACCCACAGCATATCCTTAGCAGCATCAATAGCCATTTGCTCCACCGCCTGCTTATCAGCCTGCGGCATTGCGTTTAGCTTTTCTAGTAGCTCACTTAGCATTGATTAATCCAATAAAAGCCATCCATGGCCATAGAATTAAGCGTTAGTTAAAGCAGACGACATTACATAGCGACCGTTCGGTAGCTTAACGCCAAGGTATGCCGCTTCTGTTCCTGTGTCAGTCCACGTCAAATCGATATCGCCGTCAGCCTCAGAAGTTGCGCGAAACACTTTCTTGGCAACAATTGTTTGTAACGCGCCATCTGTGCCAATTGCGATACCTGTAGATCCACCAGTCACAACATATGCCGTGCGGGCTGCGTTCAAGAACACAACAATATCCACTTCTTCTACATAGTTGATGTCTTTGCCATCTGCATCCTTCAATTGGATAGTAATAGCTCGAACG